ATGGGTAGCTCACGAAATGAGGACGTATCTCCAATTGGAATATAAACGGTAGCGTCCAGGCCGCAGGTTGCGCGGCCCCTCCTTGGTTTGAAAATCCAGGGACGGCGTCATCCAATCTTTTGTACGAAGTGGTCAGTAAACTGAACTACGCACGAGGAAAGGGTAGATGGCGATCCAAGGCATCTTAGCGTAAGAGGTGTCCGCCCGTTATTACCAAAAGGGTACGGGAGTAGAATCACGCTTGCTTAAGGCGTTATCTAAACAACGATTTCGTCCTTTGGTAACCCGGTAAGGTCCGGGGTAAAGGAATTACCTTACAATCCAAAGACCAGATGTGCGAGATCCTTCATCTCTTGCTGCGAAACAAGCTGCAACATCTGCTCTGACGGTACTGACGCTTCCTCCTTCTGGGTGAAAGAGCAAACGTCGGCGCCGTGAAGCCAACTTCCCACTCGAAGAGTCGGCTCCGTACGGTTGAATAATACTGCGGGAACGGAGGGGGTTGGTCCCAACATTATCACATCCCAATTCTCTCTTAAAAATGGAGGCATTACAGCAGCGCGAGGGAGTAATCGGTCACGAAGACTGAAAAACTCTTCCATCGACTCCTCCTGGTAACGCTTTCGATAACCCATAACCAGCCACTTAAGGTCATTAAAGTTCGAGTTAACTCGGCTCTTCACCGATCCATATTTAGTTTTAAGTAGTTCATTCACACCACAATAAAACGGAGAGACGGCCTTGTCAAACGACTTCGGACAGGCCGTCGCATCTTCTTCCACAAGTGCATTGAGTGTACGTATCTCCCAAACCGGCATTGAGTATGAGGGCGTCTCCGGAAAACCGTAGCCTCCCCATACCTCCGGAATGAACAGCGGAATGCGTTCATCCACTGCATTGAATTCCAAAAACCATTCAAAGAGATCATCCTTATCTTCACCTTCCCAACCCTTCATTAATGCCTGACAACGGGCACCCACCGACTTTCCATCTTTCGAATTTGAGCCCTCACGGGTTACGAAAGAGGATTCTTTATCTCCCGACCGTTTCAGGCCGAGGATAAGGCCGGTGTTTACAAATGGAATGTATTCATAGTAATCGTCCAGATTGTTGCCATCCATCGTCACAGTAATCTCATCTGTTATCACCATATCAAACATTTCTGAGTTAATCACTGCAAAACGATCACTAAAGTAAGTCTTTCCAATCGATGGGGTGAGCCCGACCTTCTCAGCTCCGTCCTCCCATGCAAGTTTTTGATCCTCATCACACTGAAATAAGCAATCGTCACCATTCACAATACACTCAACCTGATCGAACCGTAATTCTGGGTAAACTGTATCCCAAATTAACGCAAAGTTCGCGATACAAAGGAAAGGAAAAGACGTCGGAGACCCCATCAATTGCCCTCGGGCTTGCGGGGTAGGTCCGTGCGTCACCTTTTCTTCGTCAGTGTAGTGGTACCAATGCTCCGTCAGAGAACGATGTAAGAGCTCACGGTAACACGGCGGCATACAGGTGCTGTCCGCAATAAAATCGACGCATCGATAAGACAATTCGATAGCCAAATTATCTGTGGCAGCCTTGTAATCCCCCGATAACCATTTATTCCCAAATCGTAATCTTCCAAGTGTTTTGTAGATTCTCTTTCCACTTACCTTATCTCCAATGAGGAATCTGTCGTCTGCGGTACATTGTGCCCAAAGCATCTTCTGTACTGGCCGTAACACACAATAGGTGACAGCCGGACCGGCAGTGACAATCCGTATCTTAAGTGGTTCTGGCAATGCCTGGGGAATACAATTCATTTTCTCCCAGTTAAGAGCATAATCGATCATTCGACGATTCAGCTCACGCAATTTGTTAACAGAAGCTACTGTCAATTGACAGATACGATGAAAGTCGTCCATCATAATACATTCTTCTTTACACTCCTCGTACTCCAACTCCATCCCGTCAATGTCAAATTCTTCACGAATGACACTGAGCGCGCCGTCCGAAGCGCGATTCGAACCGAAGTGGCTCGATACGGACGGCCATGCGACCTCAACTGATTCCCAAAAACGAATCCAGCTCTCATCGCTTCGCCGCCCCGTACCTCCACAACGGGCGAACAATTTTTCAACCACCTTTTTCATCTTTTCCGCCACAGAATCAATCGCCAAACACGTGGTGAACGGTCGATCCATCGGTGTAGTCATGACGTCATAAGCCTTTCGAACAGCGGCTTTGCAATCGTCCTCTGACGGGCGCGGTAGTCCCTTCTTTAACATCAAAATTGAGTAGAAGAACGACCACGCCTTACGTCGAAGTTTAACATTAACCGAACCTGCCTCACGTCTCATCCGCTGGGAATAAGCATAATAGCTTCCCGCGAATAAATGCGGTCCTTTGAGGGACGCAAACTCTGCGAGCTCTTTAGGGAACGGCGGTAAATCTTGCCGTAAACCCCATGAGAAGAAGGCTGAAGTCTTATATTTTAAATATGACAAGCCTAACTTCTTTTCAAAGAGATCGTGGATGCGTTCAAACTCACTAACCACCAGTTTCCGAGTTTCAAAGGTATCTTTCATACCATAAAATTCAAAAACCTTAGGGACGAGAGTAAGGGTGTGGAGCGCGTCGTAACAATGAGTACACGCGTACTCCTTCCTCGCTTTGAGGAACTTTGGGAAGTCTGAGACGAATTTCGCTCGGTCTTTGCCAAGTTTCAAGCAGGGAACACACGGGAATTTTGTGTGCACCATTTCAGTTCCGAAGAACAGGTACTGTCACGTACAGTATCTAGAAACGAC